TAAATCCAACTAATAACACATTGACCTTGGCAACAGGAAATGTTACTATATCAGGTAACGCATTAGTAAATCCTGACGGAAGTGCTTTAGTTTTAAACACTAATGAGCCAGGAATTATTACGTGGAACGATATAATACCAGGAGCAACAATGGTTTGGACACCAATTAAACCTTATTAAAAAATTATGGCATCATCCTACTCATCCGATCTATCATTAGAACTTATCACAACCGGCGAAAAAGCAGGTTTGTGGGGAACAATTACTAATACTAATTTACAAATTTTACAACAAGCAGCATCCGGTTATGTCGCAGTACCTATGACAAGTGGTTCAGATGTTACTTTAAGTTTAGCGGATGGATCAGATACTGCTAACGGTAAAAATCTATATTTAAAATTAACAGGTACAATGACTGCAAGTATTAGTTTAATTATACCAGCGGCTACAACAGGTGGTACAGCAACAAGAACTTATATTATTGAAGATACAACAGACAGAACAACTGCTAACAACTATACTATAAATATTAAAACAGCAGGATCATCTACTCCTGTACCTTTACCCGAAGGTGCAAATATAATTGTTAGATCTGATGGAACAGATACAGTTCTTGCTTTTATTAAACCAGGAATTAAAAATATTACCGCTGCAACTATAACAGCTTATACTTCAGTTAATGGAGATCAAGTTGTGGTAGACACACAAGCAAATCCAGTTATTATTACTTTACCTATTACTCCTAATGTGACTGATGAAGTAACAATTATGGATGGTTCGGCTACAAATGGTTTTGCAACTAATAATGTAACTGTTGATAGAAATGGTTCTAATATAAACGGCGCAGCTACAAACTATGTATTAAATATAGACAACCAATGTGTAACGTTTATATATGCTAACGCCACTAAAGGTTGGTTATTAAAATCAACTAATCAATAGGAGCCATAGATGCTCACTGAAATTAAATTTGCACCCGGAGTAGATAAACAAGATACAAGTGTTGGGGCCCAAGGTCGTTGGGTAGATTCCGATAATGTAAGATGGAGATATGGACTTCCTGAAAAAGTAGGAGGTTGGCAATCATTACTCACAGAATCTTTAGTAGGGGTAACTAGAAAAATGCATGCCTTTGTAGATAACGATGGCAATAGATATGTGGCTTTAGGAACAGATAAGTTTCTAATTATTTATTTTGAAGGACAATTTTTTGATGTCACTCCATTAAAAACAACTCTTGCAGCTGCAACATTTTCAACAACTTCCGGCTCTCCTATTTGTACTTTTACAACAGGATCAAATCATGGACTATCAATAGGTGATATTGTTTTATTAGATGCAGTTACTGTACCTGTAGGTACAGGTTATGTAGACGCTGATTTTGAAGATAAACTATTTCAAGTAATTACAGTTCCAAGTCTTACAACTTTTACCATCAACCAATCTTCTAACGCAACAGCAACAGTTGCTACCGGTGGAAGTGTGGGAGTAACTCCTTATGAAACTGTTGGTCCTGCTGCACAAACTTACGGTTATGGTTGGGGTGTTGGAACATGGGGTGGTGTTGCTTGGGGTGAAGCAGTGTTGGCATCTAGTATAACACTAGAACCGGGACTTTGGTCTTTAAGTAATTTTGGTGAAGTACTTGTTGCAACGATTGCTAATGGAAAAACATTTACTTGGAATTCAGGAGACGCGGCGCGATTAACAGTAAGAGCTTCTACAACAACATCTGGATTTGTAACTACTAGTAATCCTACAGCAACTAGAGATACTTTAATTTCTCCAACTACACGTCACTTAATTCACTTTGGAACAGAAACAACTATCGGCGATCCGACTACACAAGATGATATGTTTATTAGATTTTCAGTTAACGAACAAATAAATGTTTATGATGTATTAGCAACTAACACAGCCGGTACTTTTAGATTACAAGATGGTACTAAAATTGTGGGAGCTATTAAAGCTAAAGAAAATATTTTAGTGTGGACCGATAATGCTTTGTACACAATGAAATTTGTTGGAGCACCTTTTACATTTGGTTTTGAACAGGTGGGCACGAACTGCGGATTGATTGGTAAGAATGCAGCAATTGAAATTGATGGGGTGGCTTATTGGATGTCTAGTAATGGTTTCTTTTCTTTTGATGGTACTGTTAATACTTTACCTTGTTCAGTGGAAGATTATGTTTATGATGACTTTGATACAACTAAAGGTCAACAAGTAAATGCAGGGATTAATAACTTATATACAGAAGTAACTTGGTGGTATCCATCACAAGGATCAGAATTTAATAATAGATATGTAGTATTTAACTACGGACAAACTAATACTCCAGTACCTATGGGTAATTGGTATACAGGAGTTAATACTAATTCTATAAGAACAACTTGGATTGATTCATTAGTATACCCTCAACCTTATGCAACTGCATATAATAGTTCTAATACTGGAAGTTTTCCAGTTATCATAGGTGAGACTGGTTTAGGACAAAGTGTATTCTTCGAACAAGAAGTAGGAACAGATCAAGTAAACCCAGATGGTACTACAACTACCTTAACTTCTTTTGTACAATCTTTTGACTTCTCTTTACAAGCACAACAAAGTGAGGTATTTCTAGCTATGAGAAGATTTTTACCTAACTTTAAAAATTTAGTAGGAAGTAGTAATGTAACTATATCTGTTTCTGATTATCCTGCTGACAATGCAACAGCTACAACTTTAAGTCCTTTTGTAATTACTTCAAGTACCACTAAAGTAGATACTAGAGCTAGAGGAAGATATGCAAATATTAAAGTAGAGAATATAGGTAGTGGTCAATCATGGAGATTTGGAACATTCCAAGTAGATCTTCAACCAGATGGGAGAAGGTAATGCCTGTAGAAAATATAATTAATAGTTTAATAACACCTAAAAATATACGTAGTGGGGTAAATCTTTTACAAAATAATAAAGGAATTATAGATACATTAACAGGAATACCTATAGGTCCTGCGTCAGGTAGGGCTTATGTTAGAAATCTTTCTGGTTCAACAACTCCTATAGATGAAAGTTTTTTTAATAACTCTCAATTAGGGGAAATTAAAAATCGAACCGCATCGGCGATGGCTGATAAAAGTATGAAATATAATGTGGACAATCAAAGTATTCCAGTGAGAAAACCTTATGATAATTTTAACACAAGAAATAATGTGGTAGACTATACTTTAAGTACTCCCATCTCTATGTCTGGAATTTTTTCTAACCCAATTACAGATATTGATGCAACCATGGGTAAATTTACATATAATCAAAACCAAGATGGTACTGTATCTGCAATAGATAAACATGATTTTGATAGTTTTGGTGGAGGAGATGAAGCAACATATGGTGGAAAAATGGATATGTCTGGGCAACCTTATTCTACTGAAAAAGGATTACCTTTTTTAGAACCACAGTTATATGAAGGAATAACATATCAAGGAGAAGAAATTGTACCTGATACATATGAGACACAGACGGATACTTCATATGAAAATAGAGATGATGTTTTGAAGAGAGCGACCGATAATTTTAAAGCAGGTTTAATATCTTCTTCCAAACTTGCTAGAATTGTAGGGGGTCAAGAAGGTTTGACAGGAGATGATGTAAATCAACCCTATTATAAAGATATCAATTTTATGAGAGATGACTGGACTAGATCTGGAATACCAATGAATATAAATCTAGGAAGAATATCTCAATTAGATAAATTAAGATCAAACAGAAGTTTTTCTAATTATATATATAATAATCAAAATATTCCTTCTCAAATTAGAAAAAATGCAAGACCTTTCGCAGATATAAATACTACACCAATACACCAAATGCCCCAAGGATCACCTTCACAAATAAATACAGGTGGAGGTAGAGATTCTAGTCAAGGAAATACTCAAACAGGTTTTGGGAGAAGTGGAATGGGTAGAGATCCCAATGATAGAATGGCTATGGGTGGGCTTATAGATTTATATAGAAATGGAGGGTTTATCTAATGACAAAAATTGTAGTAAGATTACCTGAACCTAAAAAAGAATATACGGAAGATAATCAAAGACAAATTAATAGAGCGTTGTCCACAGTAGTTGAACAATTAAACTCTACATTTTTAACACAGTTAAAAGAAAACTCGGAAAGGTTTACGTGGTTTAATGGCTAATATATATAAAAAAGTAAATACAGATTTAATAACTGCTACTGAACAAGATGTTTATACAGTTCCAAATAACGCAAGATCCTTAATTAAATCAATTCATATTTATAATGAGGGTGCAGGTTCTGCAGTAGTAACTATTAAAATTACATCAGGGGGTGTGGATTATTTCTATGATAAACAAACTATAGCCGCAGATGCTCAACATGAATTTATTGTTAATATACTAATTTTAGAAGAAGATGATATATTGAAAATGCTATCAGATATCACAGGACCAGACATAACAATTAGCATATTAGAAACCAGTAGAGAGGATAGATAATGTTTGTAGAACAAGAAGCAAGTGTAAGATATGAGACAATCGACGGTAAAAAGGTCCCGGTTATTACACCAAGAGTAGAGATAACTTTAAAGAATTTAGAGACAGGTCAAGAGTATAACTCTGACGCTGAAGCGATGACCGATGTACAAAATGTAAGTACA